AAGTTTAAATAGTATGTCAAATTTAACTAGTATTAGTACAAGTAATTATTATGAAGAAGATGATGCTGCTGAATCAGAAACTTTAAATATTACAAATATGGATGAAGAACTAAATCTAAATGACGACTTAATATATGAAAATAAATCTAATGAAAATAATATTAGTAATCTAAAAGATATTGATGAGCAGTATGATGAATCAGTTACTAAAAAAAGTAGACGAGGTAAAAGAGGTAAACGAGGTGGTAAGAGGGGAGGTAAAAAAGGTAAAAAATCACAAAGTAATTATGAATTAAAATATTTATTGGAAGAAAAAATAGAAAATCCTTTAAAAATGGCTAAATTATATGAAAACTATGACGCGTTATTAATAGATTACCAAGAATTATCAGTATTTAGTGAAAAATATGGTTATGTAGAAGAATTAGATGACGGTGAATTAGAAAGTTTTATAACAGAATTAGGACCTATATTAGTTAGAACATTAGAAGATTTAGATATATCATTTACAATAGATTTTGAATTAGATGACGTTATGTCATCATTAGCTGAAGATGACGGTGGTGATGATGAAGGTGAAGATGGTGAAGAAGGTGAGGAGGAATAAATTATGGGAATTATAAGTCAATTAATTACTGGTAATATAAAAGGCGCATTTATGTCAGCAATAAATTTACCATTCACTATGTTTAAACAAATGACAAAAGAAATTATGGAAGAAATAATAAATGGTGATAAAGCTTTAAAAAGAGCTAAAAAAGAAAAAGAAAGAAGAGATAAACTTAAACAAGAATTAGGTTTAGGTGATGGTGAAGGTCTTCCAAAAGATGAAAATGGTAATGAAATAAGAGCAACAAATGATAAAGGTTTTCTTGATTTCTTTGAAACGGGTGCAAGAGCTGGATTAAATGCAGAAAAACCTATATAGGATAATAAAATGAATAATACAATAGTATGGATGCCTCAACCTGGGTCACAGACAGCATTTCTAACATGTCCATATTGGGAAGTATTATATGAAGGAACGAGAGGTCCTGGTAAGACAGACGCATTAATAATAGATTTCTTACAGGGAGTTGATAAAGGATATGGCTCTGCTTATAAAGGTATTATATTCAGAGAATCTTTTCCCCAATTAGGTGATGTTATAAGTAGAACTAAAAAATATTACAGTCAATTATTTCCAGACGCTAAGTTTAATGTAACACAATCTAAATGGACATTTGCTACTGGAGAAGAATTATTATTTAGACAGATGAAGAACCCTGATGATTATTGGAACTTTCATGGTCATGAGTATCCTTGGATAGGTTGGGAAGAGTTAACTAACTGGCCTAATAATCAATGCTATGAGTCTATGAAGTCATGTAATAGATGTAGTATAATAGGTGTTCCTATTAAGTATAGAGCTACTTGTAATCCATGGGGTTGTGGACACTCTTGGGTAAAAAGATATTTCATTGACCCAGCAAATCCAATGACTAAAATAGTTAATGAGGCTGGTCAAATAAGAGTTAGAATACATGGTAATATACGTGAGAATAGAATACTAATTAAAGCACAACCAGATTATATAAAGAACTTAGAATCTTTATCAGACCCTCACAAACGTAAGGCTTGGTTAGAAGGTTCATGGGATATAGCTGCTGGAGGTTTCTTTGAAGGAGTATGGGATCCTGATAAACATATAACTAATCCTATAAATAAAGTACCTAAGTCTTGGAAATATATAATAGGATTTGATTGGGGAAGTCAGAAGCCAGCCTCTGTTGGTATATGGATAAAGAGTAATGGAGAAGCTTTAGAAGATGGTAGAAGGTTTCCTAAAGGTTCTTTAATAAGAGTAGATGAATGGTACATAGCAGAGAAAGATTCTAAAGGACAAACAGTACCAGATAAAGGATTAAGATTAGATGCTGAACAAATAGCTAATGGTATATATGAGATGACTAAAGATTTAAATGTAGCACAATGGATAGCTGATCCAGCAATATTTAGAGATCAATCAGGTCCTAGTATACAGAAGCAATTAAATAAGTTTAGACATATACCATTTAAACCAGCAGATAATGAACGTATAGCTGGTTGGAATAATATGGTTAGAGTAATGAATGAGTCAGCTAAAGATTCACCAGAGAGTCCAGGATTATGGATATGTTCTAACTGTAGAGATTGGATAAGAACAGTCCCAACACTAATGAGAGATGAAAAGAATATAGAAGATATAGATTCAAGTGCTGAAGATCATATTGCTGATGAAACAAGATATGTCTGTCAAACTATGAGACCACCATTAAAATCTACACCACTTTTATTTTAGGAGAACATACTATGTTTATTAAAGTTAAGAACAGTGATTATGTTAATACACCATCTAATAACTATCATATAATGGAAGAAGACTGGGCACTTCCAGATGCTTTGATGGGTGGTGAGAAGACAATGAAGTTAGCACAAACATTATACTTACCACAAGAACCTATGGAAGATGATGCTCAGTATCTTAATAGGTTAAATAGATCTACACTAAAGAACTTCTTTGCTTGGGCAATACATAATCATATAGGTAGAGTATTTGGTAAACCTATTGTATTGTCAGAGGATACTCCTGATATTATAAAAGAGTATAGTAAAGATTTAGATCTACAAGGTAACAACATGGATAATTTCTATAGAGATGTATTCAAAGATATGTTGATACATGGTATTAGTTTTATCAATGTAGAGTTTCCTGTAGTAACACCTGATGAAGTTATCATAGAAGAGAATTCAACTGATACTATTGATGTAGATGAGTTTACTGAGAAAGGTATCATTACATTAGCTGATGAACTTAATAGCGGTAATAGACCTTATCTGGTTCATATACAAGCTAAGAACGTTATTAAAGCAGTGTCTTCCCTTATTAATGGTAGAGTAGTATTAAGTAGAATACACATACTTGAGAATAGTGAAGTGCCTGATGGGTTATGGAATACTAAGACAATACAAAACGTAAGAGTATTGTATCCAGATAAATGGGAGCTATGGTCTAAGAACTCAGGTAAAGCATTTGAGATAATTGATGAAGGTGTTAACTCATTAGGTTATATACCTATAGTACCATTATATGGTATTAAGAAAGGATTCTTCTATGGACAATCACCATTACAGAACTTAGCTTATCTTAATAGAGCACACTGGCAATCAATGTCTGATCAAATGAATATAACACATGTAGCTAGAGTACCTATATTATTTGGAACAGGATTTGATGCTGAAGATAAATTAGTTATAGGTTCTAAGGTATCTATACTAGGTCCTGATGGTTCAGATCTAAAGTATGTAGAACATAGTGGTCAAGCTATAGATACTGGTATGAAAGAGTTAGATTCATTAGAAGAACGTATTTATCTTGAGTCATTAGAACTTATTAATAATAGTGATAGTAATACTGCTACAAGTAAATCATTAGATGTGTCTGACGCAAACTGTTCATTACAGGACTTAGCTTTAAGACTTCAGGATGTTATAACTAAAGTTAATAATATAATGTGTGACTGGGAAGGTATTGAAGCTACAGGTAGTGCTATTGTGTCTACAGACTTTGGTCTTCATTTAAAAGATGGTTCTGAAGCAAATGTATTACTTAAGATGCGTCAGAATAAATCTATATCTATAGAGACTTTCCATAGAGAAATGAAACGTAGGGGTTTATTAAGTGCTGACTTTAATAGTGATACAGACATTAATCTACTTAAAACAGAAGCTGAAGAGTTAGCACTACAAGAACAGGCATATGTTGATGAGAGTGGTAAACAAATTATGGGTGATGAGAATGCTAAAGATTTAGATACAGGTAAACCACGTATTGAATAAGTGGCTTAATAATGTAACCTCTATATAGATAGAGAGTAATTATTTTATTAAATAAGTTGTTATGGTAGGATGCTATAGCAACTTAATATACAACACAATAACGGGAGGTTATTATGGCATTAGAACCAATCATAGATAGTATTGATGGTGTAGATGATCAATACAAAGACTTATATATTAAAAATACTGAAGGTAAGTTTGAAATTAATATATCAGGTCTTAAAACAGCACTAAACAATGAAAGAGTAGCACGTAAAAAATTAGAGAAACAATTGAATAATACTGCTTCTCCAGACGATGATGTAGTTACACTACAGACAAAACTTACTGAAGCAAATAATATGATTAAAGGTATTAAATTAGATACTCAATTAAAGAAGGCCGCCATAACAGCGGGTATTGATCCAGACTATGTAGATGATGTGATATCACTAACAAAGGGGAACTTTGATCTTAGTGAGGATGGTGATGTTATGGTTATTAATAATAAAGGTGAAGCAATAAATAAATCAGTGGAATCATTCTTTAAATCTGATTTTAAAAAAACTAAACCTAGGTATTACATTACTACTGGTAGAACTGGTGGTGGGATGCTACCAAACTCTTCAGGAGGAATTAATGAACCTTTATCTGGTAGAGGTAAATTAGATAAAGCTATTCAAGAAAAAGATCTTAATACGTTAATTCATTTAAAACACAATAAAAAATAGGAGATTTTACCATGGCAATAGCAACAACCGAGTCGTTCCCACAGTATGCTGGTGAACTTTATATGTTTGGTAATTATTCAAATCCGTTTCTTGCTTCATTAGGTGAAGCAGGTAGAATGGTAACTAACTTTGACTTCTCACTTAGTTCTTCTTTTACATTAGCATCTGGTGTTCAACAGTCTATTACAGAAACAGGATCTATTACAGCACCTGATACTTTCTCAAGTTATACTCGTGATCAAGATATTAATACATGTCAGATTGTTCAGAAGTATGTTAGAACTTCTAATAAACTTCTTTCTTCTTACAATCAAATTGTAGGTAATGCTAGTGATTATCTTTCAGTTGATGGTAGTAATGCTATAACTAATGTTCATGAGCATAATATTCAAGCAACACTTAAACAGATTTATAGAGATCTTAATTATACTTGCTGGAATGGTTCATATGTTAGATCTACAGCAGCTAATGTAGCAGCAACTACAAGAGGTTTAGTTGAAGCTGTTACTACTAATGCTACAACTGCTGGTGTTACTATGGCAAACATGACTAAAGCAATTATAGATACTCATTTGGCTGGTATGGCTGATGATGGTATTGATATGACTGGTGTAGTTATTTGGGTTGGTTCTGAAGCAAAGATTAAACTTTCTAATCTGTATTCTCTTAATCTTCAAACACAACCTAGAGATAGAGTAGTTGGTGGTGTTAATGTTCAAACTCTGGTAACTGACTTTGGTGAGTTCCCAATTGTCTATGACTTTGACGTTCCTGCTAAATCAATCTACTTTATTAATATGCCAATGTGTGCTAATGTATGGTGTCCAGTTCCTATGAGAGGGGCTCTTTATTATGAAGATAAATCAGATGCTGCTGCTGGTATGACTGGTATGATCTATGGACAGTGGGGTCTTGATTATGGTCCAGAGGAAATGCATGGAGTTATTACTACTACTTAATAGTTAAAACGAGTGCCCTTAACTGGGCACTCAAATAGTAAACACTGTTATCATAGTGAGAGAATAATCTAACCTCTATATAATAGAGAGTAGTTTTTAAATTGGTATAATGTTTTAGCCTAAAAGAATCCTCCAATTCTTAAGTTAAAATCGGCAGTGGGTAAAGCGGTTTATATAGAGCCGCTTTATTCAAATAATTAAAAGGAATTACCAATGTTTACTCTTATTACTTATAATAACTACAATGTTAAACTATTAGACTCTCCAAGATCTCATGTAGCAGGTGTTACTTGGGTTAATGATACAAGTAAATGGAAAGTAAGTTTAACTACAGGTAATAAAAATTACCACATATGTTTTACAAAAGATTTAACTGAGGCAATTATAACAAGGTATGTTTTTGAAAAGATATTATTTGATAAAGACCATTATTATGATAAGTCCTTAGCTGAAAAGTATTTAATAAAGAATGGCATAATTGATGCATTAGTAATTAAATAAATAGTTTATATGGGATAGGGTAGCTCCCAATAAGATATAATCCTGAATATCTTCCCATATATTTAAACTCTCTCAGGAACCAAACAATTACCACAGGAGGTAATCCGCATGAAGAACTCTACTGTACCACAACCAGATGAACTACAATTATTTGATTCATTACATTCTACTATAAATGAGATTGGTAGTATAGCTGTATTTATATACTATTATCTTTTAGTAGTACTAATTTATCTATCAGGAGGTGTTAATGGATGAATATAAACAGTTATACATAAGAGAGATATTAAAATTAGAAAGAATAATAAACGAAAACAAAGTATTACTTAAACAAACTAAACACAAGAAATTAATTAAATGTTTTATAAAGATGTTAACTGAAGAAGTAAGGTATTACGAAAACAAATACTACCAACTAACAACTAATAATATCTATAAGGGAGATGGCTATGAATAACCAATTCTGTTTAAATCAGTTCAATCTTATCAAAGACCTAATCGATGAAAAAGTATCTTTATTTAATTCAGAAATAGATAAACAAGAACTACTTGATTCTTTTGAGTTTGCTAAGAATGTAGATATAGATAAATTCATTAATGGTATTTATGAAGATAGTTATAAAGGAGAGTTCTAATGTTTATTAAAAAAAATAATAATGTTATTATTAGTGATGATCAACAGAGAATATATTCTATCTATAAACTAATATATGATAATACTGAGTTACTAGATCATATAACAGATGGTGTTTATGCTAATCAGATACTTGATTATATAAAAAAACTTAAAGAAGAACTAAAGATATATGAGTCACTATCATGAATCAATATGATAGTACTTCTAAAGAAGAGTTAATTGAAGAAGTGCTTACACTAAAGGACGAGCTTGCGAAAGCTCGTTCATACATAAGCATGTTAATGGCTGAGTTCTTAGACACAGTAGCTAAATATGAAGTAGTACTTAATTTATTACAGGAGGATTCAAATGAATAACATAGTAGAACAATCTCTATTAGATGAAATAAAACGATTAAAAGAAGAACCACTTAATATAGCAATGATAGAACTCAAAGGTGTTAGAGATGAGTTAGATGCTGCTAAAGAAGAAATAGAACGTCTTAAGTTAGAACTTACAGAAACTATAGATATGTATACAGAAACTATAAATACTTTAAAAACTGAAATAACTGAAATAACTAAATCTAATAAAAATAGTATCCCAACAAGTAAAGCTTCATTTGTAGGTGTATTAATAAATAACGCATACTATCATAATGAAGAATATATCACATTCAAGAAGACATATAGATCTAATATATTAGAGTTCCTTATTGCTAATATAATTAGAAAACCAGAGTGTATTGGTAATATGCCTATTAAGATTAAAGAGATACATAAGAAGTTCTTGTCTGATGGTAAACTTGTAAGTAGGTACTCACAAGAGAATATAGCTAAAATATTTAAAACTGATTCTTCTAAAATATCAAAAGAAATAAAACAACTAGAGGATGAGGGTTGGTTAAAGAGAGTTCTATTACCTTGCCCAAGTAACCTAAGACTTAAAGAAACATACTATGTATTAGGTACTACTACTAAAACTAATAATAAACTTAGTGAGACATTATATTTTGATACTAAGTGTAATGAAATGTTAGACAAAGCCCACGAGTTAAAGCTTATTAAAAACAAAGAAATTATGGAAGAAGTATATGGAGCTGATACATATGAGAAAATTGATACCATCTAATTGTAAAACAAATGATTGTGTTCAAACACCTGAGAACTTTGCTATTGAGATTACTAATCACTTCTTACCTACTGGCTCTATATTAGAGCCATGTAGAGGTGATGGTGTATGGTATAGAGTATTAGTAGATTATATAGAGCATGAGAAATATCCTGTATCAAGATTAGATTATTGTGAGATTCTTGAAGGTAAGGACTTCTTTGACTATACTGATAAAGTAGATTGGATAATAACTAATCCTCCTTATAGTCAAATGCGTAATTTTATAAAGCACTGTATGTATATAGCAAACAATATAGTACTATTCATACCAATTAATCATATATGGCTTAAAGCTCGTATTAGGGATATTAATGGTGAAGGCTTTGGTATTAGAGAGATTCTATTATTAAACACACCAAAGTCATTTCCACAAAGCGGTTTTCAGATGGGTTGTGTATATTTAAATAAGTATTGGGAAGGTAATATAACTTTATCATATAAGGAGATACATCATGATTCGTGATTTAGACACAAACAAAGATTATGTTATGGATATACAATTTACACCAGAGTCTTTTAGAGAAACTATTACAAGAGTAAGCTTTCCAACTAACTTTAATCAAAATGGATTTGTAAGTTTTTGGTACGATGATGATAATGGTCTTGAATTATTCTTTATACCAAACCATCAAGTAGAATGTTTTACTATTTATGAAAGATAATAAAAATATCTGACTCAGAAACCAATAAAACTTCTTAATTAAGCCCTTATAAAAATAACTTTTATAGGGGTTTTTTATTACACGAATTATACTAATAAAAAGTGGGGCAAAAAGTATCGGTTGTCGTTTTGACAACTATCGAGTTGTCGAAATACCCCCCCATATAATACTAAGCAATTGAATACTAAGCACTAAGAGAGCTTTTTATTCTTATAAATAAGAATAAAAATCTCTCTGCAAAATGGGATTTTGCGGAGAGCATTAATTTAAATTATTTCTCAATCAAAGAATAGAGTTAATAAGTATTAGTTGTTTTTAAATAGAATTGATTAAGTAGATCTTTTAAAGTATAAATGCGTATTTATAATTTAGTGCTTTTTAAAATAGAATTGATTCAGATATATTTATTAAATAAGATCTTTTGATTTAGTTCTTTTAGATCTAATTCTATATATGCTTTAGAATCAATTTCTATAGTGTTTAAATGAGTATTGATTGTGTTAGGTATATGAATGTATAGGGTTAGTTCTTAAAGGCCTTAGAATTGATTTTAGTAGTATTTAAAATAAAGTGATTGATTAAGTAAATCTTTTAATCTGAGGCAGTTTATAGGAAGTGTGTTAATTGATTTAGGTCTTTGTTAACATTAAGCGCTGAAGGCCTCCAGAATCGTCTAAAATGAGCTTGTAGTGTGCTAGGTATATGAATGTATAGGGTTAGTTCTTAAAGGCCTTAGAATTGATTATAGGTGGGTTATAGTGAGTTTGTATTATAAAGTGTTTTTTAAAACTACTATTCCAAAATGGAATGTCAGTTTTAATTAATAAATACCAACGCATATGTATAAGTAATTGTATGTAGTTTAAATTATAATACCCTACCTAATTATTTATTAGGTAAGGCATTATTGTTAAAGTGTTAATATTGTAATAACTAAAATAACTATAATAAGTATATCAACAATATTATTTAGTGTTTTTGAGATTTTTACTAATTACAGTTAATTTATAAACAGAATCTTTAAGTATTGCTAAGTCATTAGTTATTTGTTCTAATCTTTTTTCTAATTCACTTATAGAATCAGTACTACTAATACAAGTTACAGGTTTGTGTTTATCTTTACTAACAACATGATCTATTTTGTTACCAATAAGTTCTACATCTAAGCTTATCTTAGAATATGTATTCTCAAGATAAGTATAACTACTTACTAAAGCTAACATAGTTATTATTAGTATGGCTGATGAAAATACGGAACTTAAATTACATATTTCCTTTAATTTATTAAGATCCATAACACCTCCATTATTTCATTATGAAAGACCTGGTTTCTATACTAGCTAGTTCTTTTTTTATTTCTGGATGATCTGCCATAACTCTATCTAGTTTACTATTTACTGTATAAAGTTCTAAATGTAAATCACTAATTTTTTCTTTAGAATCATTAAGTAGAAATAATGAGAATACAACTAATCCAGCTATAGCTAAAGGCATAAACACACAATCAATAGAATCTAATACTTTAATAATACCATACTCTAATTTTAAACGTAATCTTCTCATCTAATTAACCCTCCTGTAGGTTAGTATTTAAATTCATAAATACCATTTTTGTTTAGTACTACTCGTTGGTCTTTGTTAATATAAATTATAGGTCTTACTCCTCTAAGTAAATAATCCCAACTTGAAGATGATTTACCATCAGCCCCTATACAACTTATTAACCAATTAGGTGCTGTTCCAGATATTATATCTCTTGTCCAATATAAAGTTGTTTCTCCAGCAGCAGAGTAACATATTCTTCTTGCGTCAGAATCCCAATAAGGAATCTGTGATCCACTACTTGCTACTACAGAAACTCCAAGAAGTTCTTCTTTAGACATTAATGATATTTTATCATTAGATTGATTACCTTGAGTTTCTATTTGAACTACTTGTAGTATGTTTTGAATCTCAGCAGACATAAAAAGCGTCATAAACTCTTCATGTAAATATTCATACATATAAGTATAATTCCAAGGTGTTGATGGATAATAACCAGCAACATGCCCTGTTCCATCAAATGACATAAAATCAGCAATTAATTCTGTGGTTAGTGTTGTTATACCAGTATCATGATGATCGTGAGCTATCACTCTCCATGTTGGGGAATCAGGTAATGCAAAAGGATCTTTAATAATAGTACCTGTTTTAAGACCACCAATAGTTATAACATAAGCACTAGGATCTTCAGTTATAGTAAATTTTCTAACATGAACATCATAAAATAAAGCTGTATCTGCTGGTGACATAACTTTAACATCTATTATTTTATATAAATCCTGATCAAAATCTAATTCATCACCTATATTAGGTTTTCCAGTACTTCCAGATATTCTTATATTTTTATCTCCAGTTAATACATTTCCTATACTATTAAATACAACACTAAAATCTTTTACTATACCATAAATAGGTGTTACTATAGTATTATATGTAGTTATTCTTGTTAATGGATCTGTTGTCGGATCTACTTTTTGATATAGGTTTATTAACCTACCATATTTAAGTATAGCTTTACTTATATTAACTTCTACTTTTGTGTAAGGATTTATTGTCATACAAGCTCCTTAATAAGGGTATGTAGTTTGTACACACCCTTAAATAAATTTATTGTTTCTACTATATAGATGGTTACATTAATAGACAACATCTACTAAACTATGAACTACACCTTCTAACTCTCTTACTCTATCAGTAAGTTGTTGTATAGCTTTTATCATTGGAGCTATAAATTCATTATACCTAAGACCATAAACATCTGATTCAGGATTATGTATTAAACCAGCAAAATCAGATGAGTCCATTTCAAAAGAGTTTATTGTTGATAGCACTTCTTGAGCAATCATACCATAATGAGTTCTACCACATACTTTTTTATGTTTTAGTAATACTTCTTCTTCAGTAACATTACCATCATTATCCATAGAAGTATTAGTAACAGTCTCTTCTATAACTCTATCTTTCCATTTGTATGATACAGGTCTTAAAGCATTTATGAAATTCAAACCTAAGTCTTCACGAACGTCATAGATATTTTCTTTAAGTCTCTCATCAGATGTTTGTATAGTAGCATTAGTAGCATATATATCATCCCATCTTAAAGAAGCAGTACCTAAGTCTTCTAAATCATCTATACCAGGAGTAACATTACGATCAGTATCTAATTTGAGTGCTACTACTGTAGTACCATTAGAAACATTAGCTGTATAGAAGTTAATTTCTCCACCAACATTAGCACCACTAACTGTAGTTATTGCTGCTATTATATTACATGGCTGTTTCCAAGCAGTAGTATAGCACCAGAACTCTTGCTGTGTAAGTCTGTCTCCACTATTAACTGTAGTAGGTGTTTCTAAAGTACCTCTTGATTTAAATGTAGATACTATAGGAGCATGGTTGGCATTAGCACTACTAGCTACATGACATCCTAAACCACCCCAGTAATCTTGTCTAACAGATATAACTCCTCTTGTAGCAAGAGCTGTTGAAGATGCTCCATAAAGTAATTGTGTAGCATTAATTTTAGCTATTTGAGCCCCATCTATTGTAAAGTTTATTTGTCCAGATCCAGTATCTACAACTTCAATAGAACTATCTCCTTCAATAATCTTATCTGGAGTCAGAGCTGAAGTCTTTTCTGCTGAAGTTAAATGATAGTAATCTTCAGTAGCACCACCTTGTATACCTACAGTATCATTATGTCTTACTACACCAGAAGTAGAGAACTGAGTTGTTGATGTATTCTCTAATGCTGTGAATGTTGTACCATCTTTAGCTATTATTATCTTGGCCCTTAATACAGCAAAATTAGCTACTCTTTCTGGTAAAGATGAAGGTGGTGAGGCAGCGCTTGCTTCTGTAGAACTATAATCGCCTTGTCCGTAAACAACATAAGTATTTGTTCCTGAACCTTTATATACCCAATGAACACCATACCTATTAGCAGAAAGATTAGATAATCCTGATGCTATATTATTATACTGTGTATTACTTATCTGTGTTGCTGTAGATGAAGCCCAAGCAGAACCATTGTAATAGTAATAAGCAAATGAATTAGCACCACTAGTATCTATAGCAGAAGTAGTTAATCTATTCAATCCAGCATATACTACACCAGCACTTATTGATATATTTCTTGTTCCAGTAGCACTAACTAAAGCACCTGTTACGAAATGTATTAGTTCTTCTTCGTAGTGATGTGTATTAACTCTACGTGAATAATCATATATAAATGTTCCTGTGTATATAATATCTAATGAAGTTCCATTCCTAAATACATTAGATAATCTAATAATGTTATGACCATTAGAAGTATCTGTTGTACTTATAGTAATGTTAGGATTACCTGAGTTATAGTTAACTAATACATAATTAGTTACAGCATCTGTTAGTGCTACATTTGATTGAGCAGCTATATCAAAGAATACATTAGCACCTATGACTGAGTCAGTAGATTTAATTATTCCTGTTATAGCAGTTATATTTATTGACCCTGTACCTGTATTACTTATAGCACCACCTGTTATAATACCAGCAGATTGGGTTGTATTTGACCAATCCTCTACAGTATCATAACTTGCTCCACTTATTGTAGTCATTAGAGTTAGTGCTGCTGTTCCTCCTCCACCAGTAGGAGCTGCCCATTTAATTCCAGCTGCTTGTGTACTATCAGCAGTTAATACATAGTTGTCTGTTCCTTTAGCAACTCTAACTGGTGTTGTACTATAGGAAACTAAATCACCTTTAGTAGTAAGTATATCTAATCCAGAAGGACCTTTTATATTTGTTGATAAAGACCATGTAGATTCATCAGTCTTTTCATAAACATTACCACTAACATTATCTAAATAGTAATCATTAACTACTCCTACGATACTACTAGGATCACCATCATCATTATACCAAATAGAACCTCTCTGTCCAGTAGGACCAGGTTCTCCTTGTTCTGAGGCAGTTTGTATAATTATAGCAACCTCATCTACTATATTTAAATTTAACTCATCATATGGTAGTGTCATTTGTATTACCCCTTATTAAGAATATATAGTTGCTGTTTCATGAAATATACATTTACCTGCTAATAGAACATACTTCTCTGATGCATTATTAATTACAGATAGATCCCAAACCATATTAGTACTAGTTGTTGTTGAACCTATTCTTATGAAGTTAATAGTATTCATCAAAGCAGTAACTGTATCAGTTAATGATATTGTAACTGTAGATGTAGCTAAAGATACAGATATATCTAATTCAGCTACTAATGTTTCTGAACCATTACTAGGTCTTATTTGTGATTTAAATGTCCATCCTGTTAGATCTAATAATGTACTTGTTCCGTCTCTTAACTCATAAGTTTTTTTAAAGTCTCTACCTTTATAGACATCTATATCTTGTATAATAGGTTGTGATATCATGTTATGTCTCCTTAAGCTCTTTCTACAATAATTGTTATTTTATTTTTAAGAAGCCCTCTAAGTTTAGATTCTATAATAGTAGATTTAGTTCTAATAGTATCATTAGTTACTACATAAGTAGTAGCTATAACACTAGCAACTGCCTCAGATGTTTTATAATCATCTTTAGATAGATTAGGTTCAAGGTTGTAATCACTTGTTGGTAATGCTAACATACACGCCTCACATACTGATTCTATGACTTTTATTGGTATAGTATTATAAGGAACCAATCTATCATCAATATCATATACCTCATCTCTAGGCCAACTTGTGTATTGATCTTGTGTATATTTAATACCTTTCCATTTAAGTCCATCTATATAACGCATTGCTTTAAGTAGAGTTATTTCTTTATTACCAGATGTAGTTGTTGCCCAATCAGTATAACCCATTGCTGAACAATAATTATCAACACCAGACACAGTTATATAACTGTTAGCTCCACTAACTATTGTGCCATTTTCAACTATAATAGCCATGTTAATCCTCCTTTGAGTATTCTGTTTCCCAGTACTTTTCCCATTCATTAGGTGTCATACTTGGGATTACAATAACTGGTTTTGTTTTTATATTAGTATCAATTTGTTTTAAATCTATGAAGTCACCTTGAGCTTTTCCTAATAACTTAGAAGCTTCTAATCTTATTGAACCAGAGTTCTTAGGGTCCATCATCATTTTAGTCCAAAATACTTCTCGTTCATCTCTAGAAGCTACTTTAGTTAGTTCTTCTGCTGTTTCATTCTTTAGTAAATCAATGCGTTCATTAATACGATCATTACATTTAAGTTTAGCTAAGGTCTGATGTTTAAATTTTGGTAGATAACCAGCTTGAACGGCGGCTTCTAATTCATCCATACCATCAGCTACTAATTCTGAGAACTTAATTTGTTTAGGCGTAAGGGCTCCTCTTGGCATATTACAACTCCTCTACACTAATTACTTCAGCACCATCTGGTAAGTCTTCCTTGAAGGATTTATGATAGTGTGTAGCAAACTCGTGTAATATTTGTTTGTTAGTTGGTAATATACTATGATTATTCCAATAGTAGGTAAAATTAGTAGTATAATTATCATTAACTCTAACTGTTATAAGT